CGGAGCACTCACAGATATCACGCACTTCTTCTCGTTCTGTAGCAGGTACTCCACCGTGAACATAGAATAGTTTTTTACTTTGGTTGTTACTATTTAGCAATTCCCATAAAGGATCTCCGTGTTTTTCTACGTAGTTGAATAGGATTAGAGTGTTTCCTTTAAGATCTCTTGCGAGTCCTGTAATTATATTGTTCCTTTTTCTATGACCTATGATATAATTTATCTCATCCTGATACGTATCAAATCCTAAGAACTGATGCTTACAAAGTAATATATTAATCTTTAACTCTGACAACTCTCCTCTCTTCTGGAGATCCTTTGTCTTAATAAAATTCTCTACCTGACCAAACAAACCTTCTAGTTGTAACTGATGACTTTGCATTCCATCAAGAGTTCCTGTAAGTCCCACACGATATTTAACGTCATAGCATTTTTCCATTATCTTACTGAGACTCTTTGCTTTATATTGATGTGCTTCATCACCAATTACTACATCAAACCTTTTAAAGAAGGATGCTTCTTCTTTGTAGATACTCTGCCAAGTGGATATAACCACTGGTGCTTTAGTGTACTTATCTTCTCCTCCGTAGATCTTCGCTACAGGAACAAACTTACACATCATCCCATACTTTTCAAAGTCCTTGTATAACTGTTCTACTAATGACGTTGTTGGTACTATGATTAATATCTCTCTGTTTACTGCTAGGTGCCAACGAACCATACAGTATATGATTAGAGATTTGCCAGACCCAGTGGGTGATAGTATAAGTCTACGGTTATTCCGAAGTGCTGAATAAATTGCGGAAAGTTGGTAGTCTCTTGCCTTGAAAGGCAGACCGAGCATTCCAGTAAAGTCTTTAATTGTCTGAGGTAGTATGCCCTGATTAACTTCTTGGGGTCTTCCATAGTCATCATTATCAATAATGTCGTATTCATATCCCATCTTATCTAACCATTCAACTAGATATGGGAATAGTCCTACGTATAGTTCTCCTGTACCAGGCGAGTATAATCTTATCTTCCCATCCCATCTTCTATATCTACGTGTCTTCATTAAAAATTTTGCTTCTGGTACTTCGAAACAAAAGTATTCTGACAGTTCGTGATGAATGTGTGGCTCCGTACCTATACGAAGATACACTTCATTCTTTTTTGTAATAGAAGTCATCAAACAGGGAACTCAAATCGCTTGGCATCAATAGCGTTTTTCACTTGGAATCCACGGTTATTGATCATCTTGAGAATGTTCTCAATATAATTTATACAAGTTTCAAAGTAACTAATCTTCAGACTCATCTTTGATAGGTCTTCATCAGACTCTAGAAAGATATTAATATCTCCTTTCAATACTTTTAGATCAAAATATTTTCCATCATCATCTTTACCCTTACCGTTATAGTAAAGCCATTTGAATTTTCTTAAAGACTTATACTGAAAACGTAGATCTTCCAGTACAAGTTTGTATTTGTTGTAATAGATATGATATTTTTGGTGCAGTCTAGCAACACCAAGGGATTCAGATCCCAAATTCAATTCATCAAACAAGCAGTCTTGTGACCAAGACTCTTGCAATTCATCAAGTAAAGCCATACTAATCTAATTTTTTAATTTTGGTTCCTTCTAATGTTTGTATTTCGTAGGAAGTGTAATCAAATACTACTATTGCTTGGAAGTATTCTTGATCACTAAGTGTTGCATCAAAGTCTAGTGTGGTTAACGATACTGGTTTTAGATCAGTAAAGTTTACATTGAACTTTGGTTGCAGATTTGAATTCAGAATGGATAGAGTACCATCTGCAAATCTTGAATCACCTATACTGTTCTGATGATATTTTGTTTCTTGTATTGATTCATAATAACTTCTTTCACTTAGATTGTCTGGTGTACCCAAACCTCTCATCCAGTTCTGAAGAATAAGGAAGTTCTCCATATCCTCATCAACAATAAAAGTTAATGTGAACTGACCAAAGGTCATCATACCGTCCAAGTTAATGGTACGCATAGGAGTTGGTTGCCCAACTAGACCTAGTTCTAATGATGGTACGTTTGCTGTCTGTGCAAAGTATGCGATCTTAGGAAATTTAGCTAGTACAAAACGGAAGCCACCTGGACTTAAGAAATTCCTATTGCTGATTTGACTCGCGAAAGACATTGACTATATTAGTGAGATCCGTCTATGACTATTTAGTCACATATAGAACTCGTCTAATACATTTAGAGTTTTATTTAAGTACTCATTTGCACCAATACATTCCCACTTACCTTTCTCTCCGATTTCACATTTGTAATGCAATTCTCTTTTAAGTTGCATTAATTTACTGGTCATTGCTACTTTGTCTAATCTTCCGTTCATTTTTCTAACCCTCTAAAAGAATTTCGTTTACTCGATGCGGATGTTCCTGTAGATATGGTACATCTGACTGTGCTTGTTTACAAGCATCATATGAATGCTCTGCATACTCACAAACATAACTGTTATGGTTCTCTGAATCCAAGTAACCAACGGTGTAATGATTCATAGAAACTCCTATCATACTGTCTAATATTTAGGTCAAAGCATAAAAAAAGAGACCCAAAAAGGGTCTCTTTGTTAAGCCATATAAGCGTTTGCTTACATAAGGTTGTCAACAAGAACACGTCTGTAGTAGCGGTTCTTATTAGGATCAAGATCTCCACCACCTTGGTCGGTACCTTCCGCAAATGGGTTAGCAACAAGACCATAACGAGTCTTGAATCCGATTTTTGGTTGGAAAGTATCTTGTCCAACTGCTCTGACCATTTGTAGGGGTACATATGGGCAGTAGAATAGACCTGCATCATATGCAGAACTACCTTTGTATCCACCAACGTAGAAGTGACGGTCACTTACGTTTGCTGAATATGGATCAACGTATACCTTAATCCTTCCGTTCAATGTACCAGCAAGTGTGGAACTATTGTCATCTGGAAGTAGGTTGCTGTTTCCTGCAAGTGCAGGTGTGTAATCAAGTACACCAGCCATTGATAGAGCACTAGCCACGTCTGCTGAACAGATGAGGATGTTACCCTTTCCACGACGAGTCTCGTGCCCGATCGCGTTCATATCCCTTTCGATCTGGAATAAAAGTCCTTTGAACTTCTCAACAGACCACCTACCATTAGAGTCAACGTCTAGGTCAAAAACACCAGCAGTTGCAGTGTTGTTCTGAGCACCAGGTCTTGCAACCTTGTAAACAGTACGAACGACTTCCCTGTTGATTTCAGCAAGTACTTCTGTTGAAAGAATGTTTGCCAATTCTGACTCAGCGTCTAAACCGTGAACGGCTTTGAGGTCTTGAGCTAGTTCTAAACTGTACTCAGCCTTGAGTGCTCTGGACTTAGCAGTCACAGTAACTTTCTCAATACTGAAGTTCATTTCAGCGAACTGGTTACCAGATGCATCACCTAATGCTTCAGCTTCTGCTGTAGGCATTCCGTCTGATGTATTGTATGTACCAGATGCGTTTAGAAGTCCTGGGTTAGATCCAGACTGTGCTGTTCTACCTAGGTCGCTAGCTGCGTTCTCTGCTGAGAACTCGGAATCTGCTTCGTTAAAGAACGCTTCAGTTCCTGCTGTACGGTTAGTACCGTAACGTGATCTCATTGCGAAGATAAGTCCAGTAGGACCTGTCATTGGTTGTACACCTGCAATGTCATAAGCAATAAGCTTAGGCATTGATCTTCTGATTAATGAGATTAAAACTGGGTCAAAACCTGCTACAGGACCAGTTGCAGTAGATGAACCACTGAAACCTGCTGTACCTGCAGACATTGTTGGTGATGCTTCATTAAGCACACCTGCTTCTTCCCTTAAAAATCTTTCTTGGTTTTCTAACAGGACAGAGGTAACTGCCTTTCTATATCCGTCTTTGATATCATCTATCTCAGAGTGATCTAAAATGGGTTTCCACTTTTCCTGCAATGATTCTGAATTAAACATTGCTTGTTTTAAAAAAAGTTAATTGATTACAAAATTCTCACGTATTAGTTGCCCCAACGTGATAATGCATTTACGTAGTGAGACATTGCGTCACCAGTAGCACCATTATCTCCCTCAATTGTTACTTCATCGGATTTCTCCTCAGCAGCAGCAGGTTTGGTAGAGAAATAAGACTCTTTAAGAGTACCTACTTTCTCACGGAAGGCTTCTTCATTCTCGAACTCAACAGCTTCTGCAAGAGAGTGTAACTTCTCCTTCTGAGAGATGGAGAGTCCCTCGCTCAGCTCGTTCACGATCCCATTCTTGATATAATTGCCGACCTCGTTAGATAGTCCGACATTCTCTTCGATTTGTTCGTTGAGTTTAGTTTCCATAGTATCGAGTTGCTTAGTCATTTCGTCAACTAAGTCAACTTTTTCGTCGGGAAGATCAATGAAATTCTCGACAAAAACCTGTTTGAGTCCAGACATGACAGATTCTGCCATCTCAGTCTTAATTCCGTGCTCGATTGCGAGTTCGTTATTCTTAACCCACTGCTCTACGTGGTACTTAAGAGTCTCGTCAACCTTTTCTGCAAGCTCGGTCTTAATAGTCTCGACTTCTTCGTCTAGGACTTTTGCATAATCAGTATGCATACGTTCTAGTTCTTCGTTTATTTTGGAGATAACTGCTGCTTCGAAAATTGTTTTCGCTTTCTCCTTAAACTCTTCAGAAAGATCTTCTCCTTCAGTAAGAGCAGCAACATCAGATGATAAATCGATTTCGATTGTTTCTGTATCATCTTCGGCAATAACTTCACCTTCAGGTTCGTGACCTGCCTTTACATCACCTGCAGTGCTAAACTCTGCCTTCTGTGCTGATGCATCAGATGGTTTTGTTTGTGGAGGTGTTGCTGTTGGTCCGCCACCAGTCTTGTACTTATTGGATTCGTCGTCTGGTTTAGAATTAAATGGAGTAGGTCCACCTAAATCCTGTACACCTTGACCAGGAGTTCCAGTTTCAGATTTTGGCATAGGATCGCCAGGTTTCGCATTCTTAGTGACTGCGTTTTCATCAAGATTGTCTTTTTCCTTAGACATGTTGTCTCCTCGAATATACAAATAAGGTTATTGCTATAGTTATTTAGACATTATAGACTTTTTAAGAACGCATCAAATGCGGAAACGTTCCTTTCAGCAAGTTGAGTACGTGATGCAGAGTTAATTCTGTCCTTGATTGTCTCCAATCTTTGCTCAGAAACACCGCTACCACTCCAAATCCATTCTTTCCCTTCCATGATTCCATTTACGAAAGCATCAGGTGCTGATGGATCTGCAACGATATCTGCTGCAGTTGCTAGTATAAAGTCATCACAAACAACTTTACAACCGTTTTGTTCTTTGATAGAACCTAGGCCACGTGATGAGACTCCTAGTTTGATGCCTTCATCAAGTAGTTCTCTCGTAACACGACCCATAGGAGTGTCAAGAATCCGTGCTTTACCCACGAAATTATTTCCACTTTCTTTAAGGGATGTGATAAGGTGTGATACCCTGTCCAAGTTAATTGTTGGACCTTCTGGATGACCTAACTCACCCATTGCACGACCTTTTTGTATGTAATTTTCGTTGTACTTCTGTACTTCTCTACCTAGAGTTTCCAGTGGATACATACGTCCATTACGATTTTTGATCGCACCTTGTAGGAATACACCTTCGATATAAGTTCTTTTCTTAGAACCTTTACCCTCGGTGATTACCTTAGTATCATCAATTTGTTCCGTTATCAGTAGCATCAGGTGTTACCTCAGTTTCAGCAGTTGTTGTTTCCGCACTATCTTCAGGCTCAACTTCAGTCTCAGCAGGAGTAGGTGGTGTAAACATTTTAGATCCAACGTCTTGTTTCAGTGCATCTATACTGTCTACAGCAAGTTCTTTCATGCGAGAATCAACGTAATCGCTCAGGTCTTTTTGACCTGCGAATACGGAATTAACAATATCAAGTGAGTGTTGTGAAGGCATAATGTTGTTCTCTATACTTATTATTTAGATATCTCCCTTTTTATAATCCTTAGGATCCATAGTTGGCTCCTCTTCTACTGGTTCTGGTTCGGGAGGCATCGCTGCCATTTCCATCTGTTGTTTCTCTAACTGAGCAAGCTCCGCAGGAGGTACAACTAGTCCAGCCTTGATCTCATTCGCCATTTGTTCGTCTATTTCACCGAACTCCGAATCAGTTTGCTTAAGTATATAGCGACGCATATACTCTAAACTGAAGTACTTACCGACAAAAGGATCCATCTGTTGCATGAGACCCATCCTCTCATTCATTACTTCCTTCTCTTTCATTTCAGAGAAATAGTTGTCAGCAATGAAACTATATTGGATGTGCTCTTTAAACTCATCCCACTCATCGATACTTATAACACCCTTCAGTATTAACTGTGTCTTGAGTAGATCGTTAAAGAGATCAGTAAACTTCTTACGCAGTCTAACGATAAACTTCTGGAACTTAACTTCGTCCCTTGTTATCTCTGCACTACGTCCAATGTTAAATGAGGATTCAGATTCTAATCTGGACTCAGGTACATTGAGTGAACGGTATAATTTCTTTTGGAAATACTTTACGTCCTCTAGTTCACCTAGATTCTGTCCGCCAGGTAGAGTTGTTATTTCAGTTCCTCTACCACCTTCACGTCTAGGTAACCAGAAGTCTTCTAGCATAGACATGAATTTCTTGTCGTCTCTTATCTCACCAGTGTCAGCATTATATACTAACTTGTTTCTATAGCGGGACATAACCTCACGGAGGTATTGTTCTGCTTTTTGCTTAGGAAGATTACCTACATCGATGTAGAAAATTCTCCTTTCTGGTGCACGAGACAATCTATATATAACCAAACTGTCCTCAATCATTCTAAGTTGATTAAGTGCTTTGATTGCTTTATGTAGATGAGAAAGAACATAGTTCCTCTGCATATCCATTTGTCCTGAGTGAACATATGTGATTGCGTCAGGTGCAATTCTTACTCCGTTATTCTCATATCCCTTAAGTCCTTTGGGTGAGTAGATGTAATACTCAATTGACTTAGGTACTAAAGTTGATACTTCTGGATCTATGACTGCTTGTCTATCCTTAGGTTTATCAAACTCTATAACTTTTTTAATTTTACGAGGGTCAATGTATCTTAATTCTGTGATTCCTTGTGCAGGATCATCTACATTGATCATCTTATGATAGAATAATCTACCATCTATGTACCATCTTCTGAATATATCATACGCTTTCCTATCAAAATCTA